CCCTGCGAAGTATGGCTTGTGCTATTTGGTTCGCTGCAATACGTAGGGCAATATTAACAATGCCCGCCGGTACTTTTTCCCGTTTGCCGGCTGCCACTTCTGCAGCATAATCGCGGTTCCGGTCTTCATTAATTAAATCCGCAGCTTCTTCCAACATTGTTTCCGCTGCGGCGGTTAATTCTTCTTCCGTTTCTAAACCTAAATCCTTCGGCTTTACCCCGGTTTTCAGTATTAATTGCGCTGCGGTTCCATACATGGTTATTCACCGCCTTCGGTTTTCTTTTCATGCTTTGCCCGTTGGTGGCTTTGCAGGCCGCTCGGTGTTTTGGCTACAAATCCGCAAACGTCGCATTCATTTTCTGCTGCGGTTTCGGTTGCTGCTGCGCTTTCCGGCTTTACCTTTTTAGCTTTGTTCCCCGCGTCAATCTTGGTAACGGTTAAATAAATATTCGCTTTTATTTCGCGGTACTGCATTTCTGTAACTTCGATTTCTTTAATAGAAGACGGCCCGAAAACACGGGCCGCCCGTTCTACTACAAAATCCGAAGGGTTTTCGACTTTAATTTTAAACATTTAAAAAACCCCCTTTATTTTGTACTGTTACGCCGGCTCTTCTTGGTCTAAGAATGCAACCGCTGCGGCGTTTTCGTCTTCATAGTTCGCGTCCCCTTCTAGGGTTAATACATAATCCGTTTTTCTTGCCCGTGGCTTTCTGTCTGGCTCAATAAAGATTTGGTGGAATAATCCCCATGCCATATTATCGGGGTGCTGCAGCATGGCAAGTCTGCCCGCGCCGTTTTCCCCTACCGGTTTACTTCTTTCAAGCATAGGAGCATATTCTACAAGAAAACCTTTGTAATTCAACGGAATATCGCCGGTTAATGCGGCGTCGCCTAGGGCTGTTCCCCGCTGCGCTAATACTTCCCGATATGCTTCGTATTGTTCAAACGTTACGTAAATTCTCCACGCGCCCCGGTCCCGGATATACTTCTTCGGTACGGCGGCAATTAAGCTGTCAAACAGTTCTTCCACTTTTGCAGGGTCAAAGTCTGCCCCTGCGCCCTGCCCGTAAATTTTGTTCGCTGCCAATTTGGCCCACCCATCAGTCAAACTTAATACGTCGTCTTGAGCATAGGTAATGTCGTCGTCTGCTAAAATTGCAAATTCTTCTAAATCCTGTCCCGCTGCTTCGGCAAACATATCCACCAACGTATCTTCAAAGCCTTCCCGTTCAATGTTTCGTCTTAATGCGGTGTCCTTAATGCCGGTAATGGCTTGTAATTCTACCGCGGTCAATTTGTTAACCCCAAACGTGGGCTTTGCTTCTTCCCCGTCGGCCAATGTTCTGTCCGCGCCGTTGGTGTCGGTTCCGCTTTTAAGGATACGGCCGGAAAAACCTACCCGGTCGATTTCTACAATCTGAGAATCCATTTCAATGAACCGCGCGTTTTGCAAAATGTTAGACCCTTCTTGCACAACACGAACAAAACTGTCAAACTTTTGCGGTGCGAGTACGCTTCCGTTTAAATCGGAAACGGTAATGCTTTTAAATGCTTGTTCTAGTTTGGATAATAGCTGCTCATTCGTTTTCATAATTATTTATCCCCCTTTTTTTTACGGCCATATAAATCCCGGCCGGTTTTAAAACTTTTTTCCGTTTCTTCTACTTCGCCGTCGCCGTCCTGCCCCTTTATGGCCTTTGGCGTTGCGGTGCGTTTCCCTACCAATTCAACTAAGCTATCAATCTTGTCGCTAATTTCGGCTTTAAACTTTTCTAAATCTTCGGCCCCTTCGGTTTCTGTGGCCGCTGCTGCCGTTTCTGCGGCGGTTTCTTCTTCCGTGGTGGCATTGCCCCCCTCGGCGCTTTGCTCACCGATTTCCGCGGTTTCTGTCACGCTGCCGTCTTCTTTTGCAGCTGCCTTCACTTCCGGCTTTTCATCAATCTTATTTAATTCATAGCCGGCGCTTTTTAAGGTTGCCCCTAGTTCATTCATTAACTTATCCATTTCCATTTCTTGTTCCCCCCCTTTTTTTTCTGCGCGTTCTCCTTCTGCTTCTTCTAACAAGGCCGCCAACGCGTCGAAAGCCCCTTGTAATTTTGTATAGGTATTTTCAGAAAACCGCCGGCCCTCTTTTTTAGCAGGTTTAAACGCTGCGGCAATTCGCTGAAAAATATCCGGCTTTTCTTTGCTTTTTAATGCGAAAAATTTGGCCTTTGGTACGGCCGGCATATCCACGACTGAAACGTGGGTGGGAACCCAATCTTCCCCTAAATCCGCTAATAAGGTTCGTTTGCAGGCGGCGCCGTCTACCCCCTTTATAGCGGCGTCCATTGTTTCCCGCCGAACACCCATAACGGAATATCCGGTTAATTCTTTAGAAACAATTTGGTTCCAAGTATCTTCCCCAAACTTGCTCGCTAATATCCAAGTACCCGCCGGCAATTCCACGTCTTCTTCCCCGTTGCCTAAATCCATTTTAACCGTGCGGTCTTCACTTGTAATATAGCTTTCTACCGGTACGCCCACATTGTTTAGCCGGTGGTTATAATCTACGTTCCGGTAACTAACAAGCCACTCATGCGCCTTATCTTCTATTTGGGCTTTGGTAACAATTTCCCCGTCGCTGTCGGGCTCCCCGGGAACTAATACCGGCGCATACGCAATGCGCTTCGCTTCGTTCTTCACTACAATCGGCCCGCTTAATTCCAAACCGCCTTTTTTAACAAGGCTTAATCCGGCGTCGGCAAACTTTTTTAAAACATATTCATGCTCCACTTCCGCCGGCTGCCCTAAAAATATTTTTTCGTCTTGCCGGGTGTAGGGAACCTCATAATATTTTTCCGTAGTCATATCCCGCACAACTACGCTGTCGGGAAACGTGTTTTCCACGTAAAAATCTCCATAATTCCCGTCGCCGCTTGGGTCGGTTCCGTCTAGTTCCTGCCAAACAACATTATTTAATTTATGCTGCAATACTTCAAAACTATCGTTTAACTTTGGCATTATTTTCACCGCCTTTCAATTAAATTTTGGCATATATGTTTTAATTCATAACGCCCCGTTTATGCTGCGTCTTCCAAATCCCGCTCGTAAAAATAGGAACGGTTGGCCGGTGGCCGCTTGCCCTGCGGCATAATAAAGGGAACCAGTCTGCAGCGACAATTTATCCATTCTGATATATCCCCGCTTTTATCCCCGGGCCGTTCTAGGCCATTACTAAAATAATCCCCCACGCGCACGATTTGTCCGTGCATTTCTACATGGTCGGCGTTCGGGCCGTCCCTTACCCGTTCATCATCACCGGTCCACCACTGATGGAATTCTACGCCCAATTCCTGCTCCGTTATTTCGGCCCCTTCGTTTTGCATGCTATTCACTTCAGTTCTAGCAATGCGGGTAGTTTCATAGTCCTGCATATTTTCAAAAGTTCCATGCAGCGTGTCGGCTATATCGTCAATTCCAAGGCCGCCTTCATAACCCTGCGCTAATACTTCCATAACATCACCGGTCATGCGTTCAAGGGTTCGGCTGCTTGCTTCAAATATATGCTCTCGCAATAATGCCGCGGTGCGTTCATCAAAATCCGTAAAACTTATTGAGTGGCCCTGCTGCTGCAATTCTGCAATAATACGGTTGCGCCCATACTTTGCATTCGCCAACCCTTCTTCCGTCATTATATCGTTAAATTCTTCGGCGCTGCGGTTAAATATTTCAAGTATAATTCGGCGTTCCATGTTGGCCGGTACGTGGCCCATATCCAGCAGCTTGTTAATCGTGTCCCTTTCCACTTGCTGCAATAAACTATTTAAACGCCCGCTTATTCTTCTTTCTGCCCGCAGCTGCGCCGCCGGTAATTGTTTTAAGGCTTGCAAGTATGTCAACGTATTCGCTATTTCTGCCGCTATCCGGTTCACTTTTAATCACCCCCGAAACCTTGTCATATAGGCTATTTAACGCGGCTTCCACTTCCGGCGCTACGTCTATATCTAAATCAACCGGTACGCCGTTTAAGTAGTGCGCGTCCATGGCAGGGTGCTCACTTTGTTCTAACCCAAAACGTTCTCCGAAATGCGTTATTAATTGGTTCGGGGTAATGGCTGCGCGGTCAAATAGCTGCCCGGCAATATCCATATCATGTTTTTCGTCCCGGTTATCAATTTCATTTAATTCAAATTCCCAATCATTAACCCCTAGGCCGTCAACTAAAATTAATTTATTAATAACCCCTTCAATGGTTTCTTGCCGTGGCTCCACAACCGACCGCTTATATATTTCTGTACTTTCTTCCGCGGTGCTGCCGCCTAGGCTGCCGGTTTCTGCAATCCCCAATCGGTACGGTGGCACGCCGTGCGCTGCTAATACTTCGTCCCGGTTATCCTGCCGGTAAAGCCGAAAAGACGCTTCTTTAACGTCCACGGATAACGGCTTTATTTCCACTTTCACTTCATTTTCCCGACCCTGCGACGGTATGGTTAAAACGAGGGTGGAATGCGGGTTGTTAACAATTTCTTCAAAATGGCTTTCAATGTTTTTTTCAAATTCGCTTTTGCCTTTTTCGTCAAGTTCACCCGGGTCAAAATTACCGGTCACAAATACCGCATAGGCCGGAACCCCATAATTTTCAAAGAAGGCTATGTTATAATCCCGCCGGGAAATATCCCCGTGTATGGCCCCAATGGCCGGAACAATATCCGGCAACCCGTAATAATCAGACCGCGGCGTATAATTAACAAAACTTATCACTTCCGTGGCCCGCATGTTTTCCGGTGCGGTTCCCAATTCCATAATTTTTCCGGTTTCGCTGTGTACGTCATAATCCCCGCCTGCAGCTTTAAACCATGTTTTTTTATTTCCCCGTACTTGGCAAAACCGCTTCCCGTCCCGGGCTGCCCGCATAGTATGCGCCGGTATATGTCCCAACTGCGCCGGTGGCTGCGTAGGGTCATAGTTTACCCGGGTCATCTCTAACATGGCATAACCTAGGGCTTCAAAATCAACAAAGGCCCTATTTAATAGGGTTGACATACTGTCCGGTTGTTCGTTAAAAAACTCTAATATTAATTCTTTTTCCGTTTGGCTTGGGTTTTCTTTGGTGGGGTTTAATTGCCACCCTAGGCCCGCAATATCCCGGGCTTTGGTTCTTACTGCGCGGCTGTGGTACGTGTTCATTTCTAGGAGCCGGGCCAAACTTGCCGGGTTATATAATGGCTTTACCAATTCGTCTTTCTTGTAATTGTTTTCAAAGCCGTCCACCGGCTGCGCTTTGGTTTCCGTTTTGGTGGCGTAGCTTTCCAGTATATCCCCGCTAATTATCTTCCCGGTTTTCGTAGTGTACGCGAACGCTTTACTCATTACCTTCTCCCCCCTCTGACGCTTGTTGCCCGTAGTTTAACCGGTGCAACGTCAAAATCTTCCGCAATACCGGATAACGTGTCCGGGCCGTCGTCGTTCTTGTTTTTCCCTGCGCGTTGGTACGCTTTAATATCCCGGGCAAACTCCGGCCAACGGGTTTCCCAATTCACGGGGAAATATATGTTATTCATTACAAAGGTTGACGCGCTTAATATACGCGCTATTTTGTTCTTGCTTTGGAAAAACCAATCTACAAAGGGCTGCCGCGTATTGTATTTTTCAAGTAGTATCCGGGCAACGCTGCGGGCAAAACCCCGCCCCCCGTTGTTACTTTCTATTTTGGCATAGTGGCAACCGGTGTCATGCAGCATAGCCGCCAAACTTTCCTCGGTGTATTCCATGGCCGCCTTGCTGTATAGTACGTCTATAATATAGGCTTGCCGCTGATATACGCCGTAAACAATGCCGCATAAAAAGTCTTTCCCTTCGTCTGCCGTGTCGGTGTAGCTGCGTATTTCTTCAAACTCCGGCGCTGCTGCATAGGTTTTAACGCTTGTATATAACCGCCCCTTCTTATCAATCGGTTCCTGCTGATATACGGCGGACGCGGTTTCTATACCCATGGCCCGTTCCTTGCTTTTATAATTTGCATAGCTAAGTATTTCCGGGCAGAGCATAACGCCGCTGCCTTGGTGCGCTTTATAGTTTACTTCCCGGATAACCTTTCCTTCTTCTTTGAAATGTTCCAAGGCCCGGCCAATTAAATCTTTGCTGCTCCACCGGGTCATAATTAAAATAATTTTGCCGCCTTGTTCCAACCGGGAAAGCATAGTTTTCGAGAACCAATCCCAATGTTGTTCTAATACGTTTTCGTTGGCGGCTTCCAAGTGGTTTTTAATTAAATCGTCTATAATCATTAAACTACACCCTAGGCCGGTACTTGTACCCCCCGGCGACGTAGCCAAATAAGAAGAATAAGCCCCGTCTAGCGTCCAATAATTCATTGCCCCTTCCCCATGCTTAATATTTATGCCGGGGAATATATCTTTATATACTAACACGTTCGGGTCAAACTTTACCTCTTGTATGCTGTCCCGCACGTTTTTAGAAAATACGGTGGATAGGGTTTCATTGTAGCTGCCGGACATAACTTTTTCTTGCTTGTTTTGCCCGTAAATCCATTGAACGAAATTGGTCGCGGTTCGGGTTTTCCCATGCCGCGGCGGCAACGTTACAACCATAACTTCTTCCGTTTCGCTGCGGTAAAACTCTTCAAAGTTTTCGCATAAGTCTTGCAGGTATAGCCGGTCATCTTCTAAATAAAAGTCCGGCGCTTTAATTTGGCAAAACGTATAAAAATCCTTCCGGGCCAATTCCAACCGCAGGGCCGTTCTTATATCCATTACTTTTCACCCTTTAACAGTTCCTTTATTTCTTTCTTGGATAGGTTGCTGAAATCATGGCGAACTTCGTTGGTGGTGTGGCCGCTGTTTTCAACTTTGTCCTTTTGATTTAAATATTGTTTTCCGAGCCAAATTTGCATAGTAACATTTCCCCCGTCCGCTGCTTTGTACTGCTGCCGGCGTATTGACATTTTCCCTTTATCCATTCCCTTTTTATAGACGCGACAAAACTCCGCGTCCCGCTGCAAGGTTCTAACGGATAAATCCAAATAGGCCGCAATTTCTTCTTGGGTACACATAAGCCCGGCCAACTTTTCCACGGTATCATAATCAATTATTTTCTTTGGTCGGCCACCCTTATTCCTTGCCATACCTTTTCCCCCTTTGGCTTATCACGGTTTATAAAATAAGCTGCAAAATAAACAAATGGAGTATCAAGGGCCGCCACTAACCATTTCCCAATTATCCCGGTCATTATAAGCTGCCCCGCAATACTAAGCGGGAAAACCCCTAGTAACCCCATCATTCCGAAA